CCCCGATCAGGGCGGCAATATAGCGCAAATCCTCAACAGGGCCGTTGTAGAAGTCATGATTCCAAATCCAATGATCTTCCTGTTCCGGGCGCTTGTACTTTTGGCAACGGGGATCATCCCAAATTTTCCCCCACCGGGCGTTGTGTCCGGGGGTCTGCTTCATCAGCGTTGCGGTGATCCGGTTCAGAAGTTCGCCCCTTTCCTTGCCCATGCCATCATCATTTTGGGTAAAGAAGTCATAGGCGTTTTGGCTGGTTACGGAACACACCGGAAGATCATTCAGAATCAAAAAACCACCCTGACAATTCAAGATGGTTCCATACCGAATGTTCACTTGTCCGCAAATTGCTTTGAATTTGGCCCGTTTGCGGCAAATATAGATTTTATACTCCATTAAACCGATTCCTCCCAACCATATACACCGGGTTCCCACACATTGGCATCCGCTGTGGAAACCCAATGTTTACTGTTATGGCTTACTTTTGCCCCCTTGGAATAAGCGTCATGCGCTCCTACCGGTTGGCTCCATTCCGGCCATTCTTCAGCGGGATCATTTGTCTTACTCCACAAACTGGAAGCGGCTGTGGGTGTCCAATCCGCTTGGGAAGTGTGGGCCTGAACACACTTGTAAAGGGTGCCTTGGTAGCGGCGAATCTGCCCTACCGTGTAGGCCACAGGGAAAGCCCATTCAGCGAACAGATCAGCGTGTTCAGCCGCCGTGGTAGGGTCAATGCTCCCGGCTTCCGCCAAGGTGACAAAGACGATTCCACCGGCTTCTGTGGCTTTGGTGATCTCGGTTCCTGCGTCCGTTTCCTCCAAACTCACCGTTTCCAGTTCATCCATAGCGGCACGGCCCAACAAATGGTAAGCCACACCCTCAAAAACAATGCCCGAAGCATCATGCTCCGGGCAAAGGATGTAGCAACCATTTTCGGCTTTTTTGATGTAGTTCAGGTTCTCGGTCAGGCCGATACCGGCCCCGGCTTTGATGATTCTAAACATTGTCCACCTCCGAAAAAGATTGCATGGTAAAGCCGCCGCAACCGCAACAACCGGCCATGATCGTTGAAGTTCCGGTAATAGGCGCTTTGGCACTCCATGTATTGTTCTATGTCAAAGAAGGATCGTTTTCCCTCTTTGAACTCCCTGTGAAACAGCTTCAGTTTTCGCCTTGCCCGTTTCACTCCATCCCGGCTTCCATTCACCTTGATCTTGCCGGTTTCGGTAAGTGTGAACCGGGCTTTGCAGAACCGGAACGGCTTTGTAAGCGGGATCACCTTACACTTGCGCTTGTTCACTCGGATTCCAGCGGCTTCAAAACGCCTTACAATTTCATGGCCCATCAGCTTTGCTTCATCCACCGTGGGAAAGAAAGCATAGTAATCATCCATGTAATGACCGGCGCAATGAACACGGGCCTGACACTTGATCCATTGGTCAATTTTGCTTGGTAACGCCACCATTTCCTGTTGGGAAGGCTCCACGCCCAAAGGCATCCCCCGGCCCGGTGTCGGGCATGGGGAATATTGAATCACAGTATCAGCCAAGTTTTGAAGTTCAGGATTCAAAATCAATTCCCGGTGCCGCTGATATAACAGGGCATGGGAAGCATTTGGAAAGAACCCTTTCAAATCCAACAGCAACACAGCACCTTCCCGGCCATATCGCCGGTAATGCCATCCAAGCTGTTGTTTGATCCGTTTGAACTGCCAATGAAGACCCTTTCCCTTTTGGCTTGCCCCGTTGTCATAGATCATGGAAGGTGAATACAACGGGATCAGGACTTCATTGCACAGGGTTTTGTGGATTTGTCGATCCGTAATGTGCGGGGCATCTATCGGGCGGATTTTTCCCCGTTCCCGAAGGGTGAAATGGGAACAGGATTTGGGCTTCCAAGTCTGTTCCAACACCGTTCGCCGCCGTGTTGCCGTACCAGAAAACAGGTGGCCTTCAAAGTTTTGAACACTTTGCTTCCACCGCACCCCGTTACAGCACTTTTTCCCATAGAAGAACATCTTCCGATAGGAAAAAACTTTATTCATTGGCCCAAGGCTATCACACCGGGCCTGTTTTCGTTCCAACCGCTTTGCTTTGCGGCGCTGGAACCTTGCTTCATGCCGTTCTTGGCTTGTTATAATAAAAGTATTCGCCCCTCGTACAAATGTCTTGTAGGGTGCCGTCTAAATTGCTTTGCTCTTACACATGAAATGGGTTAAGGCACAATCGCCCACCATGCAAGAAGCGTCCGTGTAAGGGCATCAAAGGGCAGTTTTAGGGATTTACACCCAAGGAAGCGCAACTCCTTTTACATCGGTCGTCTTTCACCTGAAAAGCCGTTTGCCTTCTGTTACTACATTTGACCGTGTATATCTGCAAAATCCGGGCCGCAACCCACCAGAATTATTGGCATTGTTATTGTTGTTGTTGCCATCCGTCCAGACAATAACGAAATTGTTGTTGTTATTGTAATTAGGGGAACGAAGGCCCCACCACACCGCCAGAGGACACATTAACAGTCACGCACCTAATAGGAAATCATTTCTGCTTTGCTGTTACATTTTTGATTGCCCCTTTCAGAAGTTCGTTTTCTTTGTCGATCAGTTCACCCAAGTTTTGGGCCATCTTATCCAGCTTTTCCATTGCATCCTGTGACTTCACCGGGTTCCCCTTGGAAGTGGTAAAGGCCCCTTCCGGGTTCTGGTTCAGAATCAGGTAAACATGGGTCAAGCGAACATCCAGCGCCATCAGGGAAGCCCGTGCTTCAAGAAGATGGGCCTTCCTCATTTCAATGCGCTGGTTGTCCGAAGGAAAGATACTGTTGGCCTTCTCCGCATGGTCGATGATCTCACCGGCCAGCTTTGCCACCGGCTCCGCAATCAACCGGGAATACCGGGCTGAAAGACGGGTTAGGAAGTTCAGGGTTTCAACATAAATCTGATTGGCCGTGTTGATGAACTCGGCCTTGCTTGTGGTTCTCTTTTGCTTCAGGACAGACATTTTCAGTTATACCCCTTTGGGTGAATTATCGACATTGATCGTTCCTTCCGCCTTTTCCACTTCTTCCAAGTGTTTTAGAAGAACAAATTCAATGTAATTGGTAATGGATCGGTGTTCACGGGTTGCAAGCGCCCCGATCTTGTCAAAGACTTCATCAGATAGGCGCAAGGTGAAAACACGCTTGTTTGTTGCCATACAATACCCCCTTCAAACAGGCTTATAGATATTGTATGGCTGATTTTGCCCGGTGTATGCACTCAAAAGACAGTCAAATGATAGCACTTTGCCGGAAAACCCCCATTTTCAAAAAATCGTCGGGCGGCTTACGCCGCCATTATTATTTTTATTTGGGGTTCCCTCCCGGAACCGCCGCCTTTCGGCGGCGGGATAGGGGCGAGATCATCCTGCGGGTGATTAGGCGGCAAAGCCGGGCCGCAACCCACCAGAATAACTGGCATTGCCACCGTGGGTGGTGCCATCCGTCCAGACACTACCGAAATCGTTGTTGGTATAGTAATTAGGGGAACGAAGGCCCCACCACACCGCCGTGGTGACGGCGGTATGATTATTTGCAATCTTGGTGTTACCAGCTTTGTAATAATCATACTGGGCCTGATAGTTCTGTTCATACTGGTTGGCGTAGCTTCTCGTACCAAAGACTTCAAACTCGGAAAGATCAAACAGGTAATCGGTAGTAGTTGTAACATTACCGGAACTGTTGCTTGCATTGCCCGTGTTATCGGTGTACTTGGTCACGGGTTGCATCACAGCACGAAGGTCAGACGGAAGCGCCGCCATCAAACTGTTTGCCAAGGGGCTTGTGGGGGTTCCATCATTGCCATAAAGGGTTTTCCGCTTATAGCAAGCGTTCCAGCCACCGCTGTTCGTGTTGCTGGTGTTCCAACTGAAATAACCTGTGCCGGAAATATTAGTATTGTATTTGCTGTCACACAGGGCAACGGCGGCACTCCCAATTTTTCCAATCTGGAAATGGATCTTATTCCCGCCTTCACGGGCCGAATTGTGATTGAACCCCAAAATGAAAACATTGACCGCCAAATTGGAAAAAGTGGTGTTACCCACCTTACCATTGATCTTGATTTCCTTCACATCACCAACGGCCCAATAGTTGGCCCCCAAACCTGCGGAACTGACTTCCCGGATGGTTGCCCAACTGTTATCGTTCAGAACCTTGGTGGGCAATGTCACTTCAACGGAACAGGTCTTATTGGCCGGGGCCGTGTGGTTGGTGCCAGCGGCCACGCTGACGGTGATTGTAGCTTTTCCTTTGGCCTTGGCGGTAACAGTTACCACCGAACCGGAAACACTCACAGAAGCCACCGTGGGGGCGCTGGAAGTGGCCGTAATCTTACCATCACCCGCCCTTGTCACGGTGATGGTGTCCGTGGTCTTTGCGGCGGTCAGTTTGATGGAAGTTTTATTCAAAGACAAACTACCAGCGGCCTTGGCAATGCTCCAAGCAACCGTTTTGGCCCCGGTGCTTCCATCAGCCCACTTGTAGTTCGTTTTCGGCGTGAAGGTGGCATTGTAGGAACCGGCGTTCGTGCCGCTGGTAGTTCCTCCAAGCGTCATTTTCCCGCTGTCATAGTTGTTCCAAGTGGGGCTTTGGGCCGAACCGGTATAAGTAAGGCTGTTGTTCTGCGTGGGGATCGTCATGGTGGCGGCGTTGATCGTCCAAGTCACTTCCTTGGCGGTCTGTGTACCGTCTGCCCACTTATACCGCCCCTTGGGTGTGAAAGTGGCCGTGTAGGTTCCCGCATTGGTGCCGGTAGTCACGCCGCCCAAGGTCAGCGCATCGGGGTTATAAGCGTTCCAAGAAGGGCTTTGGGCCTGTCCGTTATAGGTCAGGGTGCCATTCTGCGAAGGAAGAACATTGATGGTATAGACGATACCGGACACAGCATCCAAGGCCGCATTTGCGGCATCCTGTGCGTTCTGTGCGGCTTCCACACAGGTTCCGATCTGGTTCAACAGATACGGGTGGGCGGTCTGATCAAGGTTGTGTTCTCTCACCTTACTTTGGGCCGTACCTTTGGGATCATAGTTCATGCTGGGAAGCTGTTCGGCGGGAACCTTACCATCCACCAGATCAGCCTTCCCGGATTGACCTTTCTGAAGGGCTTCAACGGCATCCGCATTGGCCTTCATTTGGGTATCAATCTTATCCATGTTTTCATTCTGAACCCCTACATCATAAAATTCAGATTCAAGGGGTTTAGTCAGCTTGTAATTGGTTGTTTTATTCGCCATTCTTCAAAACCTCGTTTCTCAACTGATTATGGGTATAGGCGGCAAGCTGGGCATGGGTGAACCGCCCAAGTTCCGCATGGGTGTTATAAAGCTGAAGCAAGGTCACAACCATGTTTTGGGGAACAACCCGGTTCAGCAAAGATTCAACATCATTGAAGTTGTTCTTTGCGGCCAACCCGATTTTCACAAGAAGCTGATAGGTGCCTTCTTCCACATCAGCGGAATAGTTTCCCTTCCCGCACAGCGTTTCAAGGATGTTCCGAAGCTGGGGCAAGGTGTACGGAAGTTCTTCATTGATCCGGGTCAGAATACGGAATCGGCGATCTTCAAGACTGTCCGTGCCTTTTGGGGTGATCCCCAAAATCTTTTCCCACCGGGAAAGGCCCATGTTTCCAGCGGTGGGAATGAACTGATTATCAAGAAGATCATCCGTGGTATTCCATGCCTTTTCAATTTCCGGCTGTTCGCTCCCCATGATCCCCTGAAACTCCGCATAATCACGAATGACATAGGGAAGATAATCAATCAGTTTGCGTTCCATGCTCCCGGCCCCCTTATCCGCTGATCACGATGGTTCCCGGCTCAATGGTTCCCAAAACCGGGATGTGGTCAAGGGTCAGGGTACAGTTCGCCGCTTCACCGTTGATCTTGGTGTTGGCAATATCCAGAATACCGGTGATTCCCAACAGGCGGCTTTCCACCTGACTGATACGAACCACAAGGGCTTCATTCTGGTCTGCCCAACTTTGGGCCAGTTCCAAGAAGTAACCGTTGATTGCTTCCGTGACATAGGCGGAAACATCATCCCAACTCCATTCCCGCTGATAGTACAGATCGAAGGAAAGGTTGATGGTATCTTCACCCACGCCTTCAACCCTCACCACATGGCCGATGGGGGCAATGCCCACACCTTCACCGGCGTTCTGAAGGGGGTCAACTGCGGTCTGCACCTGATCCACAAGGGCTTCCGAAGGCTTCTTAAAGGAACTGTTGATGATCACCAGCTTCACGGTTCCGCCCACGGTCAGCTTGCTATTGGCTCCCGCCGCATACACGGCATTCAACCACGCCTTGATTTCCTCGGACACACCGGAAAGGCCGCTGATCCAAGTGTCGGTTCCCGTGGGCGGGATCAGCTTGGCCGGGTTCAAATCGCTGTTCCAAACCCGATATACCTTCACACCGCCCACGCCGGGAATGGCGTTCACCTTTTCCAGATAATCCGCACGGTTGCCGCCGAAGGCTTGGGCGTTCAGGCTATCCATGTAACGCTGTCTGAAAACCTCGGTATCTTCTTCATCCTCACCGGGGATCACCACGGCGGAAATGGAACAGGTTTCAAGGCCGTCCACATACTCAATGGGAATCACCGTTCCGGTGTAGTCATTACCGGCTTCACCAGCGGTTTCACAAGTGATTTCATACTTACCACTTCCACGGTCAGCCGAAACATAATAGTTCAGTTCTCCAATGGAAAAGCGGGTGTTCATGGGAAGGTGCAAGGTGGTTGGTGTAATGCTCAACTGCAACACGGCGGGGCTTGCCGGTTGCGGTTTCAGGCCCCTTTCTGCCGCCCTCAAAATGAGATAAGGGCGGGTTGCGGTGTCCGCAAAGGTTTCATTCAGCACCGTATCAAGGGCAATATAAAGGTTCTGCAATTCCACGGCGGCGGGGGCATCACCGCACCAAACCAACGAACCTTCACGGGTGTCCAAATTGCCATTGATGGAAAGCGCCTTCTGAAGCATCCGGGAAAGGATTGCTTCATAGGTCTGTGCTTCATACATCAGATTTCAACCCCCAATTCTGCATTGATTTCGCCAAAAATGCTGACCACCGTGAAGGTAGTCAGCACTTTCTTTTTGTTCACCGTAAATTCAAAGTTCTGAACCGCCGTGATCCTATCATCCTGAAGCAAGGCTTCACGAACCCGGCGTTCAATTTCAGGAATACAGTATTCCACATCTTTCCCGATCAGATTATGAAGTTCAACCCCATAATCCCAAGAATGGATCAACCATTCATAGCGTTCTGTGTTCAGGATCAGGAAAACCGCCTGTTCCACAGCTTGGATTTCATCAATGGTGCCGATGATGGTCAGGTTGTTGTGGTTCATCCTGAAAGTACGGCTTGGAAGGGTTTCAATGGTGAAATCCTGTTTAATATCATCCTGCACTTGCGGAATCATTATCAGGCCCCCTTTACTCGGTCAATAACCACGAATTTCTTTCCTTGCTGAACCCGGATCAGAAGCACCTTTTCACCGGCTTTCAAAGCATTGTGAACCTTGAAGGTTTTCTTGCCAACATAGGCGTGTTTGTGGGCTTCATAAGCCGCCGCACCAGAACCGCCGCCTTTGTCCTCGGTGCTGTGGTTCACCGTCATATCAACTTCAAAATCAGTCACATTCCGGGTCAGGATCAGCATTTTGGAAGTGTAGATGGATTTCTGATCCACCTGAATTTTCAAGGGTGAAGCGGAAAGGACAGTTCCAAACAGGATGTTCACCGGTTTCCCGGCTTCCACAGCTTCCACCGCCGCCCGTTTTACCACTTCAACAGGATTAGGCAATAAATTCACCCCCGATCAGGTCAAGTTCCATCATGTGTTCATCACCCCTGAAGGTATGGGTGACTTTGTTCACCACCATGTAATTGTTGGTGACAATATCGCCAAGGTTCAGGGCCACCACCACGGCGCTTCCAGCACGAACCCGCACATCACCGAAAGCGTTCTGAATGGTCAGCTTGCGGGTTTTCTGATCGTACAGCTTCAACAGGGCATCCGCCTTGGCGGAAGCACCCGTTTTGGTCTGAACTTCTTCAAAATACTGAAGAACACCCCATTGGTTCATTTTCGCCCCGTCCTGTGCAATGAACAATTCCCGCTTACCGGTTTTTTCATCGTTATAGGCCAGCTTGATCTTGTTATAGGTCTGTTCATCAATACTGGATTCATAGCTGAAGTTTTCCCCGGTTTCTTCATCAATCAGAAGGTTCAGCTTCATGGTATTGATGTTTTTCAGGGTCAGCTTCCCGGCATCGTCATATAGAACATAAAGCTGTTTGGTATTCATCAGGGTTTCATCAAGGGCGCTCTGGATCATATCAAACAGGGTTTGGTTTTCTTCCACGATGGTTTCAAGGGTATAACCGGTATCTTCCACCGTGCCAAGGTTCAACCGGAAATCTGTTGCAATACGCTTCAGAAGGTCAGAAGCCTTCAGCCCTTCTTCCGTGATGGTGTCCTTATTCTTCAAATAACGCAACTGATCATAGGCCACAACATCAATGGTGCCGCCCTTGTCACGCTTTTTCTTGAACACAAACCCATAGAACATGGCGGTTCCGTTCACAGTCAGCTTCACCGGATCACCTTCAGCAAAGTTCAGCCCCGGCCCCTTGACAACGGTGAACTCCAACTTGCCGGGGGTTCCCTTGCGTTCCAAGGTCAGCCGTGCGCCTTCCTCGACAACGGGGAATTGAATGGTGCTGTTATGCTGGATGAACAATTCAACTGCCAAACGGAATCACCCCTTTCAGGAAGGCAAAGTAAGAACCTGACCGGGATAGATCAGGTTCGGGTTCTTGATTTTGTCCTTGTTCAGATTATAGATTTTCGTGTAATCGGCCCCGTTGCCCAACTGCTTCTTGGCAATGTTCCAAAGGCAATCACCAGATTTCACCGTATAGGTGGCGGCTTTCGGGGCCGTTGTGGTGGGCCGGGGTGCCGCCTTAACCGTTGCGGTGGCGGTTCCCCCGGAAGTCTTGGCCGGTTGCACGGCCACGGTCTTGGTGCCATAGGCTCTGTACTGTTTCAGGTTGATCTTCACCTTCACATCAAAGCCTTCACCGGCATCATCGGTGATTTCATAGGTTTCAAGGCCAACGGTCAAATTGGTGTAATGGAACATCCCGCCACCGGGCTTCTGCCGGTTCAGAATGAATTGGAACGGGGTCTTGCTCACCTTCAGCCGTTCAAACAAGGACAGGTAATAGGCGGCGTTTTGCGCTCCACCATTGCTGAAGGGATAGGACACTTGGGGAAGAACCAATTCAAAGGACACATCCGAAAGGCCAGCGGCCTTCAGGATATTGATTTCTTCCCCGTTGATCAGGGTCATGGTCTTATTCTGGTTGTTGATCTTCACCGTCACCTTGGAAGGGGTGATGGGCATAAGCGTTCCCGCCATATACAGTTTATACGCCATTACTCATGCACCCCTTCTTCAGAAACTTCCAGCTTTTCAGCAAAGTCATTGGCCCAAGCATCCATGATCCCATCCAAATCAGCATCTTTGGAAATGTGGTTTTCATTGTGCTGTTCAACCTTGATTTCAGCGGTAGTGAACCGGTTGATTGCTTCACGCTCCGCAATGTCACGAAGATAGGCCAAATCTTCTTCAGCAATATCCAAGGCATCAGCGGTGGCCGCTGTGTTGGCGGCGGTGTCACCGGTGTTTCCATAGATTCCATCAAGGGTGTTGCTCAAATCGAAAGCCCCCATAGAATCCAAACCGGAAGCATCAAACATTCCGCCAATCTTATCATCAATCCCTTGGCCGAAGTCATACCCGGCATCCCAAGCCCCGGAATAGGTGGCCCTATAGTCGATGGTGGGGGCGTTTTTGTCCAAGGTGATTGCGTTTTCATTTTTGCCCCAAGAAGTAACCGCACTTTGAAGGCTTTCAAGGCCAGAAGTCCAGTCAGTTCCAAAAATAGCATCAATGATGGTGGTTACAACTTTACCAAGGTTCAGGAACCACCCGATGATTTGACCGATCAGGTTTGCCACGGCATCACCAAAGCTGTTGAAGCCGCCGTTGCACACATTCAGAATCCATTCCACGATTCCAAGGAACGGGGCCACAAAGATTGTCCAAATGGCCTGAATGATAGCGTTCAAAACGCCAATGGCACAGTTCAGCACAAATGCACCGGCCACGGCTACCACACCACAGATAATTCCAGTTGCGGAAATGGTGGAACCGGTCAGCTTATTGATTGCCGCCACAATCATATAAATGGCCGCAATCACGGCAATGATGATCAACAGAATCCAAGTCAGCGGACAGGCCAGCAAAGCGGCATTGAAGCCGTATTGGGCGGCTGTGGCGCTTGCCTTTGCCATTGCTTCCGCCTTCTCGGTAGCGGCAAGGGTAGTGTTTGCAACGGCGGCTTTGTACGCCTGAACCGCCGCAAGGCCCTTCTGTGCATTGCTGATAGCGGTGATTGCATTGTTGGCAATCAGATAGCCGTTATACAACAGCATTGCCGCCGCAATCCCCAAAACAAGGGGCTGAATGATCCCCCAATTATCCACGAACACAGAAGCAATGGCAATCAGAATATCCAGCGCCGAAGAAGCCACGTTCGCAACAGCGGCAAGGCCATTGATCAGGCCGGTGGTCACTTTCTGGAACTTGGTGCTGTTTCCAATTTGGTTGATTTTGGTCAGGATCGGGGCAAACATAGAAAGGGCCTGATTCTTCATATCAACCCAAATCTGCGCCCAAGTCTTGGGCATGGAATCGAACTTTGCGTTGGTTTCGTCCGCCATAGCAAACATGGCGTTCTTCACCACTTCAGCCGTTACCTTGCCTTCCTGTGCAACCGTCTTAATGGAACCTTCCGCAATCCCCATATACTTTTCAATGGCTCTTGCGATACCCGGCGCACCGTCCAGAATAGAGTTCAGTTCTTCACCACGAAGCGCACCCGCCGCCATTGCCTGTGTAAGCTGGATCATGGCGTTGCTCTGCTCTTGGGCCGTAGCACCGCCAATAACAAACTGTTTGTTCACCTGTTCCATGAAGGCAATGACCTGATCCATATTGCCACCGAAGGCGTTACCAGCGTTCAGGCCAAGTTTCGCAACGGCGGAAGCTGTGTCAAAATAAACGGATCGGGAACGCTGGGCGGAAGCCATGATCTTCTGTTCCAAGGCTTCAACGGAACCGCCATCATCCACAAGCAAATTCAATCGGGCCTTGGTGCTTGCCAATTCATCCGAAATATTCAGCGCCTTATTGATCCCGGCAATACCACCAGCGGCAATGGCAACTTTCTTGATGATAGACAGAAGCCCGTTGGCGGAATTGCTACCCCCACGGATGGAATTGTTGAAATTCTGCTGTTCGTTGTTGGCGTTCCTGATATTTTCTTCAATGGTATCAAAGGCGGTTCCCGCTTTCGCCCATTCTTCACGGGCTTCCCGGATTGCCGCCGTGTCAACGGCTCTACCGGAAGCCTGTTGCATGGCTTCAAAGGTGTTCAGCACAACCCCCATTGCCTTGTGCATACTCTGAAGGGGGCTGGTAACACCATCATAAAGGGCAATAGCGGCCCGGATGTTTCCCACAGGGATCACCACCTTTCTTGGAGAATAGAAGCCGGGGCCTTAATGGTGGCGGCCCCGGCGCTGTTTTCGTTCAATTTCCTTCTGCTTCTTCTTTTCAGCTTCCACCCGAACATCAATGGCCGCAATGATGAAGGCCCGTTCACGGCGGGGTAAAGCATAAAAGGCGGAAGGTGTCAAATGAAGTTTGTGAAGGCAATAGTAAGCAATGTTCGCTTCACCATCACCTTCACAGATTAGTTTTTTGCTTCATCAACCTCATCCTGCATGGTGGTATCAAAACCACACACTTCCTGAATCTTGGTCAGGTATTCGGCATATTCGCCGGGGGTCAGCATGGTTTTCAGAAGGGCATCAGCGCCCATGACCTTGTAGCTGTCCTGAAGTTCCTTATCATTCAGATTGGGGAACACGGTACAAGCCACGGCCAGCTTGCCAAGGTAAAGATCATAGTCGGTTTCCTTCTGATACTGGTTCTTCTTGCCGGGAACCGGAACACGCTTGGCACAGGACTTCCGAAGGGCTTCATCCTCGGTGCCGGTGATGGTCTTGATCTCCCAAGGAATGGGGTTGCCATCCTCACCCAAGAAGCGTTTGGAAGCAACAAACTTGATGTTCTCAACGGGAACGGCGTTTTCAGCCAAAAAAGCGGACAGGCTCATTGTTTTTTTCCTCCTATATTTTGATACGAAAAAAGGCCCCGGCCCCTACCGAAGTAAGGCCGGGGCGCTCTGCTTACTGCATACCGGCCAAAAGGCTGAAGGTTTCGGGCATCTCGAAATCTTCAAAGGTGAAGTCCATATCTTCATCCAAGTATTCCGCATCAGCATCAAACTTGGCAAGCAAGCCGCCATCCATATTGCAATCCTTCAGGATCACGGTCTGACGGCCCACGGAAGAAGTGGGATCTTCATTTGTCACCTGAATGTCAAAATAGACATCCTCGCCGGTGTCCTTATAACGCTTCATCAGCTCACGGAAGATGGAAGTGTTATAGTGGAAGGTGGCGGAACCCGTACCCTTCCAGCCGGTGGCCTTATTGCCCTTGCCGGTCTTGCCCAAAATGGGAACTTCCGTTTTGTTCTTCTCAAAGTTGGCTTCAAGGTTGATAGCCTGCATGAAGTTGTAACGGTTATCCCCGATGGTCACGAAACATTCAGCCAAGGAAGCGGAAACAGCATCCTTGGCGTTCATGATGGTTCTATCTGCCATGATGGTTGTACCTCCTTACTGAACATAGACGGTCATATAAAGCTGTTCCATAGCGTTCACGGGGGTCACATAATCAGTAACCACCACGGATTTCTTGGTATCGCCCTTTTCAACCGTCACATTTTCGCCGCTGAAGTTCTCAATGGCCCGAATATCCTGAAGTTCCGTGTGGTGCTTCACAATATCGTTCCAAAGGGAAATCCGGCCAGCGGCATCATTGGGAACCTTGCCAAGATACTTCTTGCCGAACAGAACGGCAATATCATTGGCGATCTGATCCAAAACTCGGATCGTCTGGTTGCTGGAAAAATCGCTGGACTTTTCATCCGTGATGGAAATGAAGCTGTTAATGTCAGTCAGGACACACACCGCTTCATCCACACGATGGAACATGAAGGAACCTTCCTTGATACCGTTTTCAAGCTGGGTCTGCGTGAAATCGGTATCAACATCATATTCACCATCATAGGTCATGTTGGTGGCGCTCTTATTGACCGCCGTTCCGCCGATCACGCCCGTAACCCAAGGGATCAGGGCGGTGGAAGTCTTGTCGGAAGTCAGGCCGTTCTTGACGCTCACAACACCTTCATAATCGGCCAGCTTGCGGAAAAGAACCACCTGAAACTTCTTGCCCACATCATCACGCATCCGCTTTGCGAAGGCCGCAAACAGGGCGGTGATGGTGGCCTTGCTCTCGGTGCAACCCATAGCGTTGAAGGTGTACGCTTCCGCCTGATCAAGATAGGTCTGATAGTCGGAATCGGCCACGGTGCCATTGGTGCCGCCCGTCAGGGGCAAGGAAGCGGTCAAGGAAAGGGTTCCGCTGGACTTCCAATCCAGATAGTCATTGGCCTTCAGGCCGGTGATAGCGGCCACACCTTCCTGAAGATCAACCTGAACGGTTCCCAAGAAGGTTTCCACATCGAACAGGGGCTTCTGTTCGGTGCTGTTTTCATTGGCCGTGATCACAACCCGAAGATCATTGCCACGGGTGCCGGGGTATTTGGCCGTTGCGTAGGTGTTGGACGCTTTCACGCCGCTGGAACCAAGGCGGAAGAAATGAACGGTCTTGGCGTGAAGGAAGATTTCACGCATGGGCTTCAGTTCATCCGCCGTGTACGCATAGCCGAAAATCTTCTGACTGTTCTTGATGAAGTCAGCCTGTTCCACCGTGAAAATCTTGCCTTCAGGCCCCCAATTCATAGCAAGGGGGATGGTGACAATGCCACGGTCAGAAAGGGTGGCGCTTGCCTGCGCCACAGAAATGAAGTTGATATATGCACCGGGCAGAACCTTGTTCTGCACCAAGAAGGTGCCGCCGCCAAGGGCCATATTATTTCACCTTACCTTTCATAAAGTCATTGATCAGCCCATCAATCTGATCGAAGGTGTATTCCTTCCCATCTTCCAAAAGGACAGACAGAAGATCACGCCGGTCAGCGTAACGCCTGAAGGTCAACACTTTTTCTTTGGGGAATACCACCGGGGCCGTGATGGGCGGTTCCTGTGCGGTGGTGGCTTTCTTTCTGGTAGCCATTCAATCACCCTTTCTTTGGCTCCACATCCACATCCAAGGTTTCCATTGGGGTTTCCTCGGACGGGCGGGATAGTGTCAGATTGAAGTTGACGAAGAAGTGAAGAACCCCATCTTCAACTTCATAACTCATGGAAGTTCCGTGAAGCACATCCCCATTGGGAAGGGTGATGAACTCCAAACATTCCATCAAATCCCCGGCCATAGTGAACAATTCAGCGTTGTTTCTCCCGCTGGTGGGAAAATAGTGAACATCCAGCGGGTTCCGGTTCATGAACCGGTTCTTTTGCAACGGGGAAATGTCAGGCTTCAGGACAGCAATGAAAAAACAGGGTTCTTTGAAGCCCTGTTCCACATCATTCTGATAGATTTTGTACCCGGCCCCAAAGGTGGCGTTCAGCTTCATGGAAACACCTTTGATGATTTCATTGATCAACTGAACACCCCCTTCAAGGCTTCATACAACATATCATTCAGGATGGACGGGACCAAGGTTTTCACTTCCTGTTCGGAAATCGTCAGCATGAACCGCCCCTTCACACAACTTGCCTTCAGGCTCTTTCCCAAGGCTGGAACATAGCGCCCCGGTGTTTGCCGGTGGCCGTATTCCACATAGGACGCATATTCCAAATTGTTGATAACGGTCACGGTGTACTGATCCCCATGTTTTTCAATGGGAAGAATCGTCCAAGCATCCCGCAAGGAACCGCCACGATAACCGGGCCAATATTCTTCCTTGGCTTCATCCGTGGCATACGGCGGAACCACACCAACGGGGGTTCTTTTCTTCACCTTATTCAGAAGGATTTGGGCAATCTTCTTGGCGGCATCCCGGCAAAGCCGATCCATGTCAACTTCCGAAAGCTGTTGAAGGCGTTCATCCAGCTTCTTCAATTCCCGGTAATCACACCGGCCCCATCTTGCCATCAGGCCCACCCCCTGAAGGGTTCAAGCATGATTTCTTGATGGTTGGAGAAAACACCCGGTTCACCGGAACGGGAATAGGTGAAGGTTCGTTCCACATCATTTGGCCGGGTTACAACGATTTTGCATCCTGCGGGAACCTTCACATCCGGGGAAAGGAACAGCTTCACCACCTGTTGGGCGGTTGCCACTTCATCCCCATTGGTTGAAGTTAATGTTTCAAAAGACAGCTTGCACGGCTGATCCTGAAGAAGCGGCTTTTCTTCAGAATCCGTCAGGTGGGTGACAGGATCGGTGACTTCCTCACGGATGAAGATAGAACACCGATCCTTCCACAACCGTTCCAAGGCGGTTCGCACGGCCTTATTCACCATACCAACCGCCTATAACGGTAGATTTCACCAATGCGCCCGTTGATCAGATAATCAATCAGGCTATTCAACCTCTGTTCAGGGGTTGAACTACCTTCACCAAGGGCAAAGGTAATGTTGGTGTCACCTTCCTGAATGGATTTCACCGCCGCATCCAAATCAAACCCTTCAAGCTGTCCAGAACACTTCTTCATGTTCAGGTATTCGCCCACGGCCATAGAAACGGCCAGACTTTCCAACCCCTCCGGGATTTCGGAAAGGTTGGAAAGGTTTTTGATCCTCCATTGAACATTGGTCAAAACCATATCCAACAACGGATCATCAGCGGCCCCCGCCACGCCAAGGGCCGTTAGCATTGCAACCGCTTTATCACGCAACGGGGTTCACCGCCTTCCTTACGCCGCCGTGATCTCGTACCAACCCTTGGTCTTGGGGTTATCGTTCTTTCCGGGCGTGACCTTGACATAGCCAATACCGCTCTTGGCATAGTAGGTCTTGGAACTGGTAACGGTTTCATCAGTCGTGACAGCGGCAGAACCGGTGATGATCATAACCGCCTTGGCTTCATTGGTCATGGCCGCAAGGTAATACTTGCGGGAATAAACCGTGTTGCGGCGGATGTTGCCTTCACGCTCCTGTTCCACTTCCGTACCCTTCTTGTTGAACAGGGTAACAGCTTCCTTGGTGGCAATGACCACCTTGCCGGTTTCGGCGTTCTTCTTGGTGTAGATGTTGATACCGCCCACGGTGCCAACATAGCCCTGCTTGGCGTATGCTTCCACATACTTCAGATCGTCCTTCAGGGCCTTACGAAGTTTCGCCATATCAGCGGGGTTGACGAAGCCGAAGATGGTCACGCCTTCAAGGTTTTCCAGATTCAGCATGGCCGCACCATCCACAAAGGCATCAAAGCCAAGGGCGGTGGTCACGATGGTCATGGTGGCCTCGTTGAAAGCGCCGAAAATGTCAGCGTTCACGGTGTTGAACATATCCGTACCAGCGTGACGGGTGCCGGTGGTGATCACCATGGGATCGGTCATGGCTTCCTCGTCATAATACTGGAAGCGGTTCTGGGCCATCTGAATCCGGTATTCCTTCTCGGTGTAACCGGCTTCAATGGTCTTGGTGTTGCCGTTGCCCATGGTCAGCTTCTCGGTGCCATCGGTGGCCTTGTACTTGTGAATCTTGCGAACCATGCCAGCAACGCCGGTCAGGTTGTTGTCCACGGTGCAAAACTGCTGAAGATCAAGGTGGCTCTGGTACTGATCTTCAATTTCGTTGGACAGGAAAAAGTTATCGTAGCAAGTGTTTGCCATTACTCATTACCTCCATAAAGTTCTTTGTATTCGTCAGGATGGTTGACGGAATAGTTGTAACGATCCAAGGGGTTCATGGCCTTCAGCTTTTCAAGGGTCATGCCGCCTTCAGCGCCATCACCCTTTTCAGCGGATTTGGCCCCCTTGAACTTGGTGCCGGTGGACTTCTCAAAAAGAAAAGCCGTGTCCTTGCCTTCCACCAACTTCTTGACTTCATCATCAAGGCCCTTGACGGTTCCATCCTCCGCCAATTCAGCCTTACCGATGAAATCAACCAACAGCGCCTTAACAGCGGTGTTGTTCTTGGCCTTTGCGCCGGTCAGGGCCAGTTCAACCGCATTGCTGATTTTCAGATTCTTCAGTTCAGCGGCGTGATCCGTGTCCTTCTTCTTGTTATCGGCCTGAAGCTGTGTGATCTGATCCTGAAGGGCCTTGGTGTCACCAGAAGCCTTCTTCAGCGTCTCAAGCTGGGTGTCACGCTCTTTGATGGTGTTCTTGGCGGCGGTCAGTTCGGTGTTGACCTCATTGAACCGGGCCTTGGTGACGAAGGAACCGTTCAGGCCCTCCATAACCTTTGCGGCCTGTTCTTCAGTCAGGCCCCATTCCAACAGCTTTTCTTTAGTCATTGTTGTTACCTCCAAATCCTTTTTTACCGTGGGTTAGGAACCACGATTTTCCCCGGTTCTGTTTACCGCCCACCACCGGGAAACGGCGAAAATGGTATGAAAAAACCACCACCGGCCAAAGGCCGGGGTGGTCAGATCATCAATTAAGTTAATGCGTCAATGATAATGCGATAGCGTTCAGGGTTCGGCTTGTAAATGCCCCGTTTGTAATAACTCAAAGACGCTTTGCAAATGTTCGTCAGCTTAGAAAGTTCCGTTACGGAAATGCCCCGTTCATCCATCAGTCTTTGAATCTCCGTGCAATCCACAGGCCCATCCAAGGCCGGGGGCGTGGCGGTCACTTCCGGGATATTAAACCCGGCCTGTTCCAGAAATCCAAGCACATAGGGAAGCCGTTCATTCCGACAGGTAGCGGCCAGTTGTGCCGCCTTCATGTAATCGTCTGTGGTCAAGGCTCTTGCTTTCGGGATGATGGAATAACTTCCGGTTTTGCGGATTGCGGGTAGAACATCATGCGTCACCCAATGCTTGAAGCGTTTGGCGCTTTCCAGCTTGCTTCCGAAGATCAGGGCATACAAGCCGGATTCATTGATGATGGTCATGGTCTGTTCACCGGAGGGGGTCGCAATTTGCGACACCCCCTTATCTTCATCTTCAATGTGCTTTCGCAAAGCGTCCCGGGGATTTCCATACCCCAAGGCAACCGCTACATCCTTGCCCACGAACCACGGTTCTTCCTCAATGGTCACGGTTCGCACCTGTCCAAATTCGGGGTTGGTGAATACCTGAAGTTCATTCATGCCTTCTTCACCGCCTTCTGTCCACGGGCAAAGCCCAGCTTGAACACCACGACAATCAGCTTGAAAGTGTCGTGATGATATGCGTCATAGAGTTCATCCAGTTCATTCCTGCGAAGGTCATACTTGCCGGGGTGTACGCTTTCAATGCTCTTGATCAATTTTTCCATGTTAAACCTCCATCAATTTTCACTTGATAGAAGTTCCCAACTGTGATAGAATGGATTTATCCAGTTGGGAAACCTCTGGTGGTTTAGGGTGTTGGTGTACTTTAGCGGGTAGCCAACACCCTATTTCTTTAGTTTGCTATGCTGTTCCTGAATCCCCTTCCTTACTACTTCAGATCGAGAAAGATTTTCAGCTTCACAACATTCATCAAGCTGTTGCAAAGTCTGTTCATCCATCCTCACCCGAAGCATATAATCTTTGGGGTTCTCTGAAACAGGACGGCCTTTTTTAGCAACCATTTATTCACCTTCTTTTCTGTTGCTACAACAATTATATATTGTAGCAACAGAAAAGTCAAGAGGGTTTTTCATTTTTTTCAGCACATAGAAGAAGGGAACAGGTTTTCACCTGTTCCCTTGAAGATTGGACTTTGGCCGGAGCGTCACTCCCGGCATCTCTTTTGCCCACTACCAAAAGGCGTGTGGCGTATGGGAACGCTTTTTCCACCTCAAAGCCCGTTCTTATCCTATCTAAAGTATAGCAGTATTATTCCCGCTTGTAAAGGATTTTCTTGTTCTTCACATTCTTCTTCCATGTGGTTTCACCAATTTGCCAGAAGGACAAGATGGAGTTTCGATATTCAGCGGGGTCACTCTCTACCTTTACCCGTAGAATCACTTTGAACTTTTCGCCATTTTCTTCAATTTCTTTCAGAATCACACCGGTATTAGGCTTGTTTGCTTCCAAGATGTAATCCGGGTTTTCCAGAATATCCGCAACATACTTAACGAACTGTTCGTAATCTCCGGGGTGGCGTTCTTCAATATGCTGAATCCGTTCCGGGGTGATAATCACTTCATCGGTGGCGATCTCGTCCGTAATGCAACGGTATTTTTCTATATCAATGCGGCCTACCGTCTGCACATTGGAACCCTCGCTTTTTACCATCGAAACTGTATTTTTAATTATACTCCCGATGGTTGCAAGGGTCAACCCATCTTTGGAACCGTTGTCCACAAAAGTTTTCTTCCATTCGGAATAACTCATATTACCGGGGACATAGTAAACTTTTCCATCCTGATCCCTTGCGGCTCTTTCACCCATATATTTTTCATCAATGGCGGGAACCGTAGTTCCTCGGCAATGTGGATGAAACGGGGGAACGGTAACACCCGGTTGAAACTCCGACATGGGAACCACTTTTCGATCCATACTTGCACAAAATGCACAGGTGATGGAATCCAGCGTTTCCAAAATCTCCACATTCTTAACGCCCAATTCCTTATAGGTCTCTTTTGCGGCAAGGGCGTTAAAATAGCTTGTTTCCGTATTTACAAGCCTTGCGGCCTGATACCGGGAAACTTTGAACTTCTTCTGAATGGCATCCGTGATTTTTTGGGGGCTGTCACCACGAAGAAGGCCCTGAACCAATTCTTTTTGAAGGCTGTCAACCAATTCTTGTTTCTTGAACCAAATACGGTCACTAAAGGTTCGCCCGTCCGTTGTCCAAGGCTTTGAAAGCAATGTTTCAAGTTTCTTCTGATCCAGCCCGGTAATATCCCAACCAAGGCCCACGCCCTTCTGAACCTCAAAAGCCGTGTGGGTATAGCCATTGCCCACAACCTTCTTCAACAGGGCATCCAGACTATCAACCTGATTGCCATACAGCAATTCAAGCTGTTGTTGAATACCTGTCTGAACAGCTTCAAGGCGGGAAATGTGGAACCGGGCGGACGCATTTTCCAGCTTCTTCAACCATGCCGCATCCAACCCGGCCTGTTCACCGATCTTGATATACTGTTCAACGCTCCAATGAAATTCTTCAAGCTGTCCAGCAGTCAACCATTTCCGGGCATCGGTCAGGCTGATTTGGTTGTTCACCGCAAAACGGGCATACCAGCTTTCAATTTCCTTCTGAACCGAACGCTGGGCATCCAAATACAGTTCTTCCATGTCCTGAATGGTTCGCTGGGCTTCTCTGTGGGCGCTGTCCTCCAAGATGGAAAACCGCCCACGCCAATAATCCGCATTTCTCATGGGCCGTTCCTCCAATCCTGAAAAATGGTGCTGAAGGTGGGATTTGAACCCACACGCCTTGCGGCAACGGATTTTGAATCCGCCGTGTCTGCCTATTCCATCCACTTCAGCTTATTAGGCCACGCTGTTTCTTCATAGGGGCTTGCGCCTTGCTGAATTTTGGTTCCTTCCTTTGTGGCCATGGTAGCCCGTGCCGGGATCGAACCGGCGTTACCGCCGTGAAAGGGCGGTGTCTTAACCACTTGACTAACGGGCCATGTGGTGCCGGGGAAGGGAATTTCACCCTTTGGCGGGTAGGAGTAATAGCACCCCGCCACACTCAAGGTCTGCCCCGGCATATATTGTGAAACGGCGAGGGTTATTCACCCTCGCCATTGTCACCTTTGTTCTGGTTGCCGGTCTGGAAGGCCCCGGCGTATTCCTGTGCCTGTTCCATTGCTTCATCCTTTTCCTTACGCAACCGGGCCAGCTCCACTTCAACATCCGTAACCCACGGGTGCTGTTCCACAATGGTTTCCGTGGACAGAATACCAACGGACTTGGAACAGTTTTCAATGGATTCCGTTTCATTGATTAGAATGTCACGGTTGAACACGATCTGAAGTTCAGCGCCTTCATAATCGCCCAAGCCCCTGTTGCTGAAATCCTGATTGATGAACCACAACAGTTCTTCAAAGGCCGCTTGGAACTCGGCTTCCATGCCGTTTGCGTCAAGGTCAATGTCAGAATACATGGATTGAATGTTCATTTGATTGGGGTTGCCACTCAAACGATCATCCTTGGCATCGTAACCACGGGCATTTTCAATCAAGGACTTCTTCAGAAGTTCCAAAATGCCCTTGTAGTTCTCTGCATTGATTTCAACCTGAAGGGTTTCAACCCCGCCATCCTCACGAACCTTCACGGCTCCATAGGTGGAAAGGTTGTGGCGGAACTCACCAAGATTTTCACCGTCATAGTTCTTCAGAACCAGAATGGTGTTCCGTGCGTCCTCTTGCATATTGTTTTCAAAGTCGGAAATCATGGTGTTGATTCCGTCCTGAAGGGTTTTCACACGGCGGATCAGGGGGATTTCCTGTTTGTTATACTTGAAGGAAACCAGCGGAATCCTTGTCCAGTTGAACCCCTTGGGTTCTTGGCCTTCTTCCTCAACCATGAAATAGTTTTCGTGTTCACCGGCTTCCACATCGGCAATCAGCATATCATTTTGATAGATATACCGGTAAATGCCATCGGCTTTGAAGATTTCCACCTTCTCCACCTTTTCCTTCTGGTAGCCGTTCCACACTTCTTGGGTGTAGTAACGAATCGCACAATCAAGGATGGTGTGATCATCGTCAGCCCAAAAAGGAAGAATGTCATAGGCCGGGAAATGCTTGAAGGTCAATTCACCAGCTTCATTGTAGTAAGGATAAAGCCAGCCAATGCCACCGTTCAGGGCATCTTCACAAACATATTTCAGAAGCCGGTAAAACCGTTTGTTGAAAACCTTGCCCAAAGCATCCGTGTAACCCTTATCCTGACAGTTCAGGGTGAAGGGCTTGCCCACAAGGTAGTTGGTTTTCTGATCCACCATCAGGGCATATTGGTTATCAATCAGGCGGTTGTTCGGAAGGTTCGTCACCACCTGAAGTTGACCGTTTTCACCAATGATTGTGCGCTGACGCTGAAGAATGTCATGCTGTCCTTCATAGTACAGATCACCCATAACCTGATCCTTGCGGCGCTGACTATTCTTCCATTCCTTGATTTCAGCGGCGAAGAACTGATTTTCAGTCATGCCGGTTCGCCCACCCTGAAGGATCAGGCGGTTGATACGCTCCATAGCGTTATCCAGAAACATATTCACTTACCGCCTTTCTTCATATTGCTTAATAAACGCAAACACACGGAAACCGTTCGTTTTTCGTGTGTTTTGTTACTATCATGTTGTTAGTCGAAGCTGAAGGCGGGGCCAACCAACATATCTTCCAGCCCGTAACGCATAGCGTCCATAAGGTGGTTGAAATCATCAATGGGAACATTGATCTTGGCCCCGAACTTATCTTCTGCCCATGTGTAGTTTGAAATCTCTGTGATGAAGTTCACGCATCGGGGATGAACAATGATGGTGTAACCCTGAATGTACTGGATTCCGTTATTCACGCTGTCCTTGCCCTTCCGGGCGGCTCTGATACGATGAAGGCCAGCATCCCGCAATTCATCAATGCTCTTAGGTTCGGCACAATCGGCCTTGATCCGTTCCTTGCCGTAACCCATGCCGGTGATCCGGTCACAGATTGCCCGGTTCGTCAGGGCCTTTTCATACAGTTCATCAAAAACCCAAATGGTTCTTTCCTTCTCACTCACCAGCCCACAGAACAGGGCCGTGGGATCGTTGGTATAACCGAAGTCAAGGCCGAAGGCGCTTTTCACATCAGGCTTCTTGGAAATAGCCAGATAATCAAAGGCTTCTTCCCGCCAATTATCGAAAATCAGGCCATCCACAATGCCCCAACCCCCAAGGCCAGCCACCTTGTAGCGGCGGGGGTTGTTTTCCTTCATGGTGTTAAACACCTTCAAATCCGCCGTGTCCAGCCATTCATTACACAGGTAATTGGTGGTTGTGGCGTAAATCTGCCCATCCGGGCTGATCCAGCTATCATGGAACTTGTATGTGGGGTTTCCTTGGGCATCCTTGCCGGTGATCTCCCCGAAGAAGCGTTTCCTGATCCAATGCTTTTCGTTCCACGGGTTGAATGTCAGCGTGATTTGCTTGAACAGGCCGGTTTCTTCCGGGATAGCACCACGGATGGATTCATCCAGCATATCAAAATCAGCTTCATTCATGATTTCGTATGCTTCTTCAATCCAGCACCAGCACAGAAACCCTATTTCAACCGTAATTGAAGTAACCTTCAGGGGATCATCAAGGCCCCGAAAGTAAATCTTCTGACCGGTGGGAAGGTAGGTCATTTCAAGGGGGCTTTCCTTGATTTCCCAATAGGCTGAAACCCCAAGGCGGTTGATTGCCCATTTCAGTTCAGTGAAACAGGAATCTTTCAAGGTTCTGAACACCTTGCGAACCACAAGGGTATTGGCTTCAGGGTATTGCATCATCCGTTTGATGATGTTCAGGGCCGTTGTCTTGGATTTCTTGGAAGCACGGCTTCCCTTACACACCCGATAACGGCCTTTGAAGTTCCAGAAGGTTCCGTAACCCTTGCCAACCACTTCAGGAAGGTGAACCCGCTTGGCCTGTGGGCTAATCTTCAAGTTGATCATCCCCCGTGATAATCACCGGAACAGCCCCTTCCACACCTACCTTGTCCGTGAACATACCATAACGCTTGCCGATCAGTTCAGCGGCTTTCAGCCTTTCCTTGGCCCCAACCTCTTTCTGCGTCAACTCTTGGCAACCGTCACCACACAGAATCGGGATTTCTTCAGTATGTTCACCCCGCATTACCGAAGTCAGGTATTTCATGACTTCTTCAGCATCAGCGATCTTGGCCGAATGAAGTTTTTCAAGTTCGGTTTCGATGTACGCTTTCAAGTCAGGTTTTGCAAGGTTTTCAGAACCCGTCTGCTTTGCGGTCTTGGGCGAATACCCCGCCTTAATTGCCGCATCCGTAGCGTTGCCGCTGATCAGGTATTCATCACAGAACTTCCGCTGTCTTGGTGTCACAGGTATTCACCCCTTTCATCAGGCATAGAAAAAGCGCCCCGGTTTCCCGTAGGCGCAATTTCTTATTTACTATTCTACCGATTCTTTACTCTGTTTGGAACCGGTGGCACTCTGGTTTTCTCGGTTGTTTAGAAAGTCGCTGTTTGCCTTGGCAAAAGCAAGTAAACCCTTTCCGTGAAGTTCAAAAACCCATTGCATAGAATAATTCAGTTCTTCAGAAATATCTTCCCATTTTTTCAACTGAATATAGCGCCCGATCAGAATATTTTGCTGATCAAGGTCAGGAATCCGGTTGATCATGGTGAACGCTTCCTGTTTCATGCTCACAAGTTCATCAATCCGGGCATTGATCTTGGCTTCAAGATCAATAATCTTGGTGATGGTTTCTTCAAGGGTATTCTTGGGGCCTGAAGTCTGAACCTTGTCCTGTTTCAGTTGGCTTCCGGTAGAAGTCAAGCTGGAACGCAAGGTTGCAATGGTGCTATCAAGCCGATGGATCAAACGATCCGTTTTCCTGATTTGGGCAAAGTATTCTTTAGCCTGTTGGGAAAGGTCTTTGTCATTCACTATGTAACACATCCTTTCTGCGGTAATCTGTTCCGTTTCAGGGTACATCTGTACCGTTGACAAATGCCGAAAAATCAAGGGTTTTCAAGGGTTCGGAACAGATGGTACAGATAAAATGGCAATTTGCTTATATATACACATATCTTATATATTTTTTCTTATATAAGAAGAAAGTATATTCACATCTGTACCATCTGTTCCATGCTATCAAAAACAGGCAAAAAATCTTGAAAATCAAGGGGGTTCAGAACGGAACAGATGTATTGAAAATATCTGTTCCATATCTGTTCCACACGCTGTTCCAACTCCTACTGAAGAAGCACCTGTTCAAACCAGTCAAATTCCCTCCCAAATATCATCTATTTCACTCAAAGGAATTTCAGGATATTCGATTTCCGAACATCTAAATTGCATATCAAACTTGATTTCTCCTAATTTGTGCAAAACCGTGACAATTTTATTTGAAATGGATTTCGGAAAATTAAATCCAATAGCGGAAACGGCTTTCTCTGCTGAATTTATTTTTTCTGCCGCCTCTTTCCATTCCTCCAATGACAATTTTCTCATTTGTATTCCCTCCCGGTCTTACGGTCTTTGATTTCAATACGGTTCAGAAGTTCAAACCCCGCCAAACGGGTGATGTACTTCAGGACGAAGATCAGGGTGTTCACCCGCTTCTGCTGTTCATCCTCGTCACGGATGATATTCTTTGTGCCGTGGTAGGCTGTCGGATCGTGATAGCCTTCAGCATTTTCCCAAGGTTTAGGCATCGGTTTTCCCTCCTTCTTCTCTGTACCATTCTTCAATGTCACACCCAATGTCCTTCAGCTTTTTACGGGCCAACCACCCATCATCGGCTTGTTCCATCAGGTAATGTTCCCGTAGCTTTAAGGTTTCGGCATAGAACAGCTTCCACGCCAGCTTCAGGCGCTTGGGGCCAAAGCCAAATTGGGTATGAAGCATCCACAGGATGGATGATTCCTTGTCCATGTCAAAAGCCCGGTCATTCGCCACAATCTGTTCATTGATTGCGTGGTTCAGGGCCTTTTCTTCAGCTTTGTTGAACTGAACGGCGAAAATTTTACCACCGGACTTCTTAAACATCGGCATGGTATTCACTCCAAATATCATCGAAGCAAACCGGAATCAGGGCGTGAACCTTGTCCAACAGGATCAGGGCCACTTCCCGCATCTGCGGGTGTGCGGCGGGTGAACAGCGCAACTTCAGGAAATGCCGCCATTCACGAATGTTGGCCGTCATGACCACTTCCGTTTTCAGGCTGTTGGGCAGAACGGAACGGGCTTCTTGCGGGGTGGCTCCTGATTTCAACAAAGAAAAATAGCATTGTTCAGAGATCAGACAAGCGTTTTTCCATGCCCAATACAAATCAGAACCTTCAGGCCAGAAGCAAGGTTCAATCACCGTGATTTCCTCACCGAACTTGCCCTTGCCGTAGTTGCAATAGCGGGTGGATTCCTGACAGTAAGAAGCCATCCGGTGGCGGACGATCTCATGAGAAACCCCACGATCACAAATGAACTTCACCGTGAAGGAACAATGTTCCAAAACCGCTTCATGCCCACGCTTGATGATCCCGGCAACGAACTTTTCAGCGGAACCTTCCGTGATTTTGTCCTCGGACTTGTAGCAGACACGGCCACATTGTTCCAGCCGCTTCAGAATAGTGGCCCCATCAATCGGGGTGATGAACTGCACATCAGGCTTGATAATTTTCATTTTCTTCAACCTCCCAATTCATTCCGGTGCTGTGACCGGTAAGGATCGAACCCTTCAGGGTAACGCTGTTCCAGCTTTTTCAAGTTTTCTTCCATGACCGTATCAAGGTCAGAACCAATAGCATCACACAGAACGGCCAAATACCAAGCCACATCACCAAGTTCTTCAATCATGTGGCGCTTATCCAGTTCATGGCCGTGGAAGAAATGCTTCTTCACCTGTTCGGCCACTTCACCGGCTTCACCGCAAAGGCCCAAGGCACATTCCAGCTTCAGCCGATCCATGTTGGAATGGTCAGCGGTTCGCAAGGAATCCCGCATATAACGGTTAGCGTTCATCGGCGTGTTCCTCCGCTTTCTGATCGTCCAATTCAAGAACGGTCATAATGGCGTAATTGGCAAGGTCAATCAGGGTATCACGGATAGATTCATCCTTTACTTCCTGAACCCCGGATTTGGTCAGGCTCTTGAACCGGGCCATCTTATCCCCAAGCCTGATCCGGGGCATTGCCATTCCTTCTTCCGTGAAGGTCTGGTGAAAGCTGTCACCATAGTCATGATTTTTCATGGCGTACAAGGCATTGATTTCCTTGCAAATATCGGAATGGCGTTCCGTTTTGGTTTTAGGTAACATTGAAATCATCCTTTCTTTCAGTTGAACCATTTGATCACCGGATCACCTGTGAAGCCCTTTTCCCACACATACCACGCATAGGCAATGGCGCTTTCCGGTTTCCCGGTCATATCACCGTTTTTATAACAGGCCAGCCGGGAACGGCTGATATAAACCTTTCGGGGGGGGGTATGTCTGAAGAACTCACCCCGTTTTTGCCCCTCCAAAAACTGAACCTTCAGGAACATAGCCACTTTCCCACCGGGGCGGACGCTTTCAAGCGCCATTTGAACAAATTCAAGCCCCATTGAATACGGCGGGTTTGTGATTATATCGCCTTCAAAATCGTCCAGCGTTTCCTTCAGGAAATCCAGCGGTTCAGGATCACCGAAGCCCCGGTAAATCAGATCAGTTGAAATGACTTCATAACCGTGGGCCTGAAGCACCTTGGAAATATGACCTTCCCCACAGGCCGGTTCCCAAATGACCGGGGAAAACTGTTCCAGTTTTAGAAGCATTTCCACGGCCCTTGGATCGGTGGCGTAGTAATCAAATGCTTCTCGTTCTTCAGGAACATGGTTGGAACTGCCCAAAGTGGTGAACACCTTCTTGGAACCACTCATTCTGTGTCACCGCCTTTCACAAACACACGGGTTTTTCGATTTCTAATCCATTTCAGGGCCGTTGTGAAGCCACAGCGTTTTGTGATTTGCCGGGAAAACTCAATCTTGGAAAGGGCTTGGAAGTTGTTTGCAATGCAATATTCCTTATACCGGCGATACACGGAATCGGTGGCTTCATTTTTAATCCCGTCAACACCCACTTCATTGATGAACCCAATAATGGGGTTGTTGTTTTCCTCATATTCGTCCAACTGCCCCTGAACTCTGCTGGAAGTGGTGAACTGTGCGTTCCCAAGAACCCGCTTCAGCCCCTGAAGGCCAAGCAAGGCCAGATATTCCATTGAACCCTGTTCACACAATTCATCCTTGATGAACGGGCGGAAGTCAGCATCATTGGGGGTGAACTTGGCATCGAAGGGAACGATCACCAAACGCCGCTGAACGGCTCCGGTTTTGTCCTTGATACGGGGAATATTGTTGGCGCTGAACAGGAACTTGGAATAATTGTTGAACTCAAATGGATCTTGGCCTTTGCGCTCCACATTCACCCGATCACCCGTGACCAGCTTCTTGAACACGGAAGCATTGGCAATAAATTCATCACCAATATCATCACCGATGTTTGCCAGCTTGCCGAACAGTTCAGCGGTTTTGAACCTATCACCCAATTCCTTCAGGTCAAGGGAAGCAATGTTCTGATCCCCAAGAAGGTTTTTCACCACATGAAGGAAGGTTGATTTGCCGTTGCTCTTATCACCAATCAGGATGAACGCCTTGCCAAGTTCGTTGCGGCGGTACATACAATAACCCACCATTTCTTCCAGCAAGGCCCGGACTTCAGGATCATCACAGGCCAGCCGGTTCAGGGTATGATCCAACAGATCATCATGGGCGGCGGGGTTGTACGGCCACGGGATTTTATTTGTAATGACCACATCCGGGGTGAACTCTTTGAAGGAACCATCCCGGATATTGT